CAAAAGTGCTTTTCGGCTCACTCGTCATCCTCGTCTTCGTCGTCTTGCGGCATCTGGTCCCAGTTCGGGCCGGGGACATAGGTGCCGTCGGGGTTGTAACCTGTGATGATGCCCGCGTCGTACAGAGGGAAATCCTCCGGGCTGATCCCAGCCGTCACCCTGCGGGCTGCGTGCTGTGCCCCTCTGGCTTGCTCGGGGGTCATAGCCGCCCGCTGAAGGCACTCCTCGTCTTCCGGCTCGGCCACGCCCATTTTGACAAGCATGTAGGAATCTGGCCGCGACACGATCGCACCCAATCGCCAAAACTGGACTGGCTCCATCCGCCCATTCCGCCACGTGTCGACCATGACCGTCTGGGCCTGCTCATCCTCAGACAGCACAGCAGAGGGGCTGATTTCGATATCGTCTCGAATGATCCTGGCTTGCATTAGGTGGGCCACCCAGGGTCACCGGTGACCGTGTAGGTAATGCTCCCCTTCAGCCCGTCGTCCATCGCGACGGTATTGCCGAACTCGACGCCAGCCGAGGTAAAACTCTGGTTCGTCGCAGCCGTGTCGGCGTAGATCATTTTCATTGCGTTCGTTGCCGGAGTAGCGATCAGATCGGTAATCGCCTGGTGCCCTGAAAGCGCCGGGTCGTAGAAGATCTCCGCCGACACCTGGCCGGGGTTTGAATACCCCGTCGGAGCGAAGGTCTTGTAGACGCCGCCGTCCAAAGTCGTAGACTCGAATGTCTCAGACCCGCTCCCGCTGTGCTCAATGCTGAGAATCTGCGCGATGTCCACAAGACTCGCGGCAACCGTGTGTTGCAGTTTCGTGCCCTTAGACTTCACAATCGCCATTGTTCACACCTCCTAAGTGTGCTGAATCGAGAACTGAAGACTTCTCACGTAGTGGCGTTGGTCTCGCCCATCGCCGGTCGAGATCACGTCATCCCGTGCATTTTCCCAGAGGACTGCGTTGATCGTGTCGCTGACACCCGCTGCCCCCACGTAGTCGCGGAGAAACGTCTCAACGGCACCGGCAAGAGTGATTGAGGCGGGCCGATTGCTTGCGTAACAATCGATGTCCAACTCAGTCTTTCGCAGTGTCCCGCCCGTTCCGTCGAGTCGCTTGTAAGGGTCGTGGCCGGTCTGCGTAATGATCACGTAAGGGGGCTTCACGCCTTCAGCCGGGTTGTCCAAAAACACCGCGTCAAACACCACACCACCGACAGTCTGCGACGGTGCCAGAGTCGTGATTGTCGACTGCGCGAGTAGCAGCGTGCGAAGCCCGATCTCAATGGCCATCACTTTGCCTGTTGCTTTGTGATGTCTTTAATGAGCCTCTTCCACACGGCTTTTTCCATCGCCGTGACTCCCGATCGCTGTTTTGCCTTGACGCCATGCGTGACAGCATCCCCTAGAATTGCTGGCATCTTGCCTGTGCTCCAGTTCGTCACTTCCCGCAGGCTCGTGCCAACATACATGCGGGTCTTTTTCACCACTCGATCTTGTGTGCCAATCGCTGCCCACATGACATTACGCGCTCCCAGCCCCACACCCTTGGGCTTGCCTGCCTTGGTGACATTCTTCCCGCTACGTTTCGGCTGTTTTCGCTTGAATGCGCCCGCCACCGAAAACCCAGCCTTAGCACCTTGTTTCCGCGCCTTGGCCTTGGTTAGGCCGCTTCCGACCAGTCGTTGTAAATTCTTCAGGTCGGCTGGAATTTGATGCTTGATGCCAACCGCAAACTCTTTGACACACGCACGCAAGCCGGCCTGAATGGCCGCTCGCGTTCGCTTGTCGGCAAGATTCAGCAGTGCGGCTTTTAGGCGTTCATCACCAGTCAGTTCCAGAACCGCAGTTTTGAACAAGCCGGTACGCTGGGCCGACCTCTCGCGCCGCATCCGTGCCATCCCTGGGCGTGCTGGCTTAGCCATCTTGCGCCACCTCCACGGCAGGAAACCGCACCATCTCGTCCCCCTCGTCCACGTCCAGAGGGGGGCCGCTGATGTTAAAAATCCTGTCGCCCATTCGCAGCCGCTGCTTGACGGTCAACGCCTTGCTCTGCGGGTCTGATCTCATCGTGATTTGATGCGTGATGTCCGCCGCGACTTCGACCCCACGGAAAAACTCTCGGCTCCCCCTGGTGGCCATCTCGCACCACCGCACGGCGAACGTGACCCAGTTCCCCGCTGTCGTTTCGTCGATCTGTCCCGCCCCGTTGACCGAGGCCGACAGCCGTTGCACCTCGACCCGCTTTGACAGCTTGCCCGCCCTCATGCGTAGTTCCCCCACTTCAGACGGTCGGTGAGGGCCGAGTATGAAAGTTCGATTTCCTTCGAGATTGTTCCGGTCAGCACAGCTTCGCGATTCTCAACCCAATGACTGGCCAGCAACAGAATCGCTTGCTTCGCGTCGTCTGGCACAGCACTGGCAGCACCGTATCCCGCCTGCATGGTGACCGCGACAGCGTTGAACCGGTCGTATGTCGTGGGCCATGTCTGGCCAAACGCGGGCCGAATGAGGATCGGCTCAGCGTACAGATCTGCTTCGTAGGTCGCCGAGGCCAGAGTCTGAAGGGTGTTGTTTGCGTCGTAATACTGGATCGACGTGATGGACTGGATCGGCAGCACCTCAGGCACGATGTAAGTGGGCAGGTAGTCGAGATTGAGGACGACGGTCTGCGTACAGAGTTTTCGCCGCGTGTCCTTCTCCAGCATCATGCGGGCCGTTTTGATCAGCCCCGCAAGCCGCTCGTCTTCGTGGCCGTGGTCAATCCTCGCGTGTTCTTTCAGTTCGGCCACGCTGACCGGCTCGACCGTTGGCTGGACGCTCACGCGCACAGAAGAGCGAACGCTCTGCATCGACTCCAACGGCCTCGCACGGTCCCACGGCATGGCTTATCGCCCTCTGTTCTGACGACGGACCGACCGCTCGTAATGCGGGACAGCCGTCGCCTGTTCGATTTCTTCCAACGCGGGCTTGGCGATCTTCCGCCTGACTAGGAGGTTGGCCACCCCATCAGGCGGATCGATTGTCTTACCCGCCCGAAATCCCTTCCACGTTGTGAGGAGTTCCACGCGCATTAGGTGGGCAGCCTCACGATGTTGCCGAACCCACGCTCGGCCGCAGTGACCGGGGTGTCCGTCGCCCGCGACAGCAACGCGAATGCTGTCGCAAAGGTTCCGGCAGACCCATCACCACACGTGGCGACAAGATCGAAGTAGCGCTTGCGTCCCCGCAGATCCACTTCAAACTTAAAGCACTTGTTGTCGTCTGTCGCAGTCGGCAGGGCCGCAGTGGTTCCCGCGATACTGACCGACGTGCCGTAGACTAGGCCGGTAACATCCGCGTAGCTGCCGTCGGTGTCCGACTCCTGGAGCTTCAGGGCAGTCATCGCAATGTCGGTGGCCCCAAGGTACACGAACACTTCCAAGTATTCGTAGCCCAGCGTGTCGATGCTCGCCGTGGTCAGACTGGCATTGTCAACGATGGCAGCCGGGGGAGTGACTGACACAAACTTGGTATTCTGTGCATGAATCATGTGTGACTCTCCTTACGATCCGGGGGTCTTCAGCATGATCACGGGACCGGCAACGCTCGCCGTCCCCTTCTCATGCACGTTGATGTCAAAGCGCTCGGTCCCACGGATGGCCAACTGGTCGAACTCGAAGTACCGGCTTCCATCCACGGCAATCGAGATGCCACGCCGTGAACCCATCGAGGCCGCCAGATCGAGATTGCCGAGGTAGGCAATACCGTCTGTTGAAGTCTGGGCCGTGGTCGTGGAGTTCATGACTTGGACGATCTCGACCGGGAACCCGAGGAACTGCAGGGGGGCACCGCCAGCGATCTGGGCCACGGTGTTACCACCAGCCGCCTCCGCCAGCCGCAGCATGGAGTTCGCCCAACCCACGCGGCTGATGTACCACCGCGCCCCGTTGACGGCGAACTGAGGCAGCTTGCCCACCATCGCTTCGAAATCCTCAAGATCGAGGGTCGAAAACGCGGTGTTGCCGGTGATGGCAGTGACTTCGCTGCCGTCGCCCAGGGCGTTCTTCAGGCCGACGATCCCGCCGTAAGTGCTGGTGCCGTCGCCGTTGAACAAGCACTCGTCTTCCTTGTCAGCGAAGGCGTAGGCAATTTCCTGCGCGAGGTCGTCCGCAATGGAAATCACCGAGTCTTCATTCAGCTCGCTGCTGTACTTGGTCAAGACCGCCAGCTTGCGTGCCGTCAGCGACACCGTGTCCCAGCCCTTGTCGCTGGCCGTGATCTCGGAATTCTCGCTCACGAAATACGCGGTCACGCCGGACTGTCGCCGGGGGACAATCAAGGTGTCGGACTGCATTGGACGAATCCGCAGCACCCGACGGGCCACGCCGCGCTCTTCCCGCAGATCGATGATCGCGGTTTCCATCTGCTCCGGCACAAGGAACCCGCCGAGGTTGTTCGACGTGGTCTGAAGCGCTCGGGTCTCGATCCCGTTATCGGCACACCACTGGGCCGCCCGCTGATCCCCGCCGAGGATCGCCAGACACCATTGACCGGCAGCATAGGCGCGGTCTTGTGCATCGGGTCCACGGAAGGACCGAAGCGACCCGAACCGCCGAAGAGTCCGGACTTCGGTCTTCGGGGCAGGGGCCACAATCCCAGGGGCAGGGGTGGGAGCACTCCGCCGCCCTTCACTGGCCGCCAGTGCCGCCTTCTCCTGGATCAGCTTGTTGTACCGGGCTTCCTCAGCCCCGGCCTTCGCAGCCTCTTCCAGCAGGCCCTCATACTTGCGGGTCTCGTCGTCAGTGAGAGGCCGACTCTTGCCACCCTCGCCACCGGTCGCCGCCGCCACCAGCACGCTTTCCGCCTCAGCCAGTTTGGCCGAACGCAATTCGCGGGCCGCATCGGCCGCCTTTTGCAGATCCATGTGATCGTCTCCTTTGAGCCGACGACCACCCATAAACACCTACGGGCGCAAACCGTCGGCAAGTGTGAAAAACACCTGCTGACGACCCACGCCCGCAACGGCAGTTGTGAATCAGTCTCTCGCGTTTAGCACCATGCCAACGGGCTGGGCTGCTGTTCGCGGCAGAATCAAACTAGTCCAATCGTACAGATTGGCGCACTCGTGTCAATACGTCTTCAGCTTGGCGAGTTGGATTTTCCGTTGGGCCAGATCGAACGGCATCCCCTGCAATGCCTTGGCCTTGGCCAGTGACCGCAACGCCATCTCGGTAGCCTGATAGGCGGGGTACGTGACGGCACTCACGTCGAACAACTCGACGTTGTGCAGCTCGCGGATCTGTCGATCTCCCT